CGCAGCTTTCACTTGATTATAGGCAATTTGCCCACCCAGCCTTTCAGCAACACCCAAAGGAGGTGCCGTGGGAGTGTTTAGCTCCCGAGTGTGTATACCTTAATTTTCTTGTACCCGTCAGACCCTGGAAGGGTCCAAAGCTTCCTTTCGGAAGCATCTTCAGAGACGGGAGTACCGACGTTGAGCAACTGATCGGCGAGAGCAGGGATGGTGTGCCTTATGAGCGCACCAAAGAACTGTTTCTCGTCAAACCGACCCTCCCTTTCGGGAAATCCGGGTTGCACCTCTCCACGCATATAAATGGTGTAGAGGGACGCAGGGAAATCTCCTCTGTTCGTCGTAAGTTCCTCACGGTCCTCGCGACGAGATTTAGTAGAGAAGGTTTCAAAGAAATAACCGCCGTACCCTCTTTTCTCCTGTGACGGAGTTCGACGCTTTTGATGATCACCGATGAGGTGACCATCGCCAGCGTTCGGAGGGCCATAGAGGCGCAGCGCGGGGTGGATGAACTCCTGAACCCGTCTAGCTCGCGCCTCATCCCCATCCTGCACGTAGAAATTGTGCAGAACGAAGAGCGATTGTCCGCTGATCCATTCTTTCTGATAAAATGGACGGACATTGGTTCCTTCAAAGTAGTCGTGTCCGCATGACTCCCGGAAAGGTCCGGATGCGAACGACTTCTTCGCGTTAACATTAAACCCTGCGTAACGAAGTACCTCAGCCGTCAAGCTGTAGTACTCAGTCGGGACGATAATATCGTCCCCATAAACGCACACCCTCTCATCGCTTTCACAACAGGAGGATGCCAGAGCCCAGAAAATAAGGGTCTCTAAAGGAAAAGTGTAACCGTTCCCCATTGCGGAGAACTTCTCTTGATTTACGATACTGCCGGAGGGCAGTTCGATTTTCACCGAGCGACCACGCGATAAAGCGTGAGCCCAGTCAAGAGGAAGAAGCTCATAAACGATCTCTCGCGAGACCGTGTCTGAAGCGCTACTTAGGTCCAGCGTTGCTAAAGCGCCGGTTAACGACCCCGTGAGAGCAGCACGCTGATTAGGCGTTTGATCACGGATATCGACCCCGAATGCGGCAAGACGTTTCGCCATCTCAACGCCGTAGCCAAGCTGATACAGGATGTTCAGCAAAGGCTCGACGCCAATAAGGCGGTATGTCAGTGCATTCTTGAAGACGAAGTTCAGCATGGTGTGGTTAATCTCCACACTCACTGAGTCCCACTCTTCCCCATCCTCGTCCACCCATGACAGGCTCGCGTTCTCAGAGGTAAAGTGGGGTAGCTCTCTCAACAACGCTTTCACAAGCGGAAAGAGCTCTTCGCTACACGAGACGCCCTCCGCGCACTTCGCGCGGATTGATGCATCTTTCTTGCGCGTGTTCCTAGTCGCGCCAGGACCGAAGCGTAAGGTCAAATCTTCGAGTGGCGGAACGCCACCGAGTACTTTGCGGATTTTCCGCTGAGCCTTTAGAAACACAGACTCAACGCGCTGAGGAAAGCCTAGGCTACCCCTACGACGCATTTCCAACCGGAGATTCGTTTCCCTACATAGCTCTTCGGCTTCGAGGAACTTACCCATACCGACCTCCTCGCGGTCGACACCGATATTCAGGTGTCTTAGCTTAGAGAAGAAGGCAGCAGACTGGCGAGCATGCTTCACAGCGTGCGGAGTTAGGCCTGCTAAAGTGTAATCAACCTCGAAAGAGCACAGTTCTTTGAACCGAGACCTGTGGATCCAGTCTTTCAACTGGACCTCATAAGGCCCCGATTCGCAGGCATGTGAGTACGCCAGATCCCTGAGGATGTCAAGAGACATGCTTTCGGGCAAAACCTCCAACCAGTGACTTGAGCACTTCATCAACGTAGTCCTTAATGATTACGATCTCATCTGGGTAGATGAGGGCCACCAGAACGGTGGCGATGATAACTGAACGAGGACCCCACCAGGATGGTGAGGCTCGTGACGAGGGCGAGCCCTCGCAAGCTTCCTTTCGACTCACGTCGGGAGGATGTACTTGTCAACCGCATCCGAAACCGGTCCCGACGTTGCCGCCGCGACCGATGTAGAGATGTTGTTGCTCACGTTCACGAGGATCATACGCGCGAGTCGCGCGTCAGTCTCAGTGCTTCGTTCGTGCCGGAAGACCACAAGGCTCTCCTTGACCACGTGCGCCACTTTCGGCGGCGCCGTGTATCCGGACGAGTTTTGCGCGTTCACAGCTTCCATGACGGGGATCTCGACTGAGACCTCGACACGGGTCATCCCGTTCTTCAGCTTCCGCTTCGAGATGGTGATGCGATTGCACGCATAGTCGGGCAACGTCAGCGACGTTTCCTTCCAGCTTGCAACCACACTGCCATCGACGAGCCTGGCAACTTCCTCACCCACGAATGTGTGAGAAACCGGGGTAGACGCACCGTCAAAGACGGTAATTGAGGCTTGTGCAGCCATGGATAAACTCCAGTGTTCCGAGCTTTAGGCCCGAAGAATAGCGAAGGACGCCACCCTGGTCTGATCAAGACCGGACTTTGCTACCTGTGAAGACCTGTGTCACTAACGCAATCGCGTTTGCGCAGTGCTGCCAAGACGCCACTTTACCGAGAGGTTTCATCTCGGGCATGGGTACGGCTAGGGTCGTAGAGATAACGCGATCAAAGAGCATATTCCTGTACCTCGATGCCGTTCGCGGTGCACCGTTGAACAATACAGGACCTGCAAGCGCGGAGCGCTTGTCAGTGGTGATGAAAGTACCAGTCAATCGACTGGCCCAGGCTCTTGCTTCCATCCAGCTGCCGATAGGTATGAACCAATCAGCAACGAATGAGAAGGGCAAAAGTTCCCAAGCAACCAGCTCAGGATCCAGCAGGCCTAACGTGGCCCAGGCGGTCGGCTTCTCAGAAATACGAGCAATCAACCCTCTTCTATGACTTTTGGTCCTATGAAGGGCTAATTTGAACGAAGGGTTCGAGTTGTCGACTACCACGTCGTTCGTCTCACGACGAACTCCGACACGATACGTTTGCACGGTCGGGTAGTTTAGGGCATGCGCTAACGACTGCGCACACGCCTCCGCGTCTTTCAGGAGCGGTAACCATCCATACTGGAGTTCAAGCCAGAGTGAGGATGCGTTTTTAGCAGAGGGCGCACCTGGTTTATGTTTTAACCAGTCATGCCGCGCTAGCGGCTTCCGCGTCGTGCCTTCGAAGAGAGCTCGTGCCGCACCGAGCAAATCAAGTTTCTTGGCATGGTATCCAGCTTTTGCAAGCTTGATCGCCGTGTCCCCAAGCAACTTTAGGGTTTGGTGCCCCTCTCCAAGGAATACTGACATATTGAAGTCAGAGCCCTTTAGCTTCTCGGTAAGCTTATTAACCAGCTTAATCTGGTCATTTGCAGTCAAGAGACTGCTTGCGGACCAACTGCCTGCGTTAATGTACAGGAAGTCGGGAAAAGTGCCTACGGGTCCAGTGACGTTTGCTTGTTCAAGGCGTAGATATGTCCTTGAAAACGCATGTTCACTATGCCGCGCTCGCTTCGGGGTAAACCCGGGTCTGCGAATCTTATAGCGCTTTACGATCTCACGACCGGTCCGAGGATGAGTCTCCGTACGAAGTATATAATAGTACGAAGTTGGCACTCTCGGTAGACGGGGCTCATCTGCTCCCGTCCACGAATTGGAACCTTTGGTTCCGACCCAAGATCCTCCACCTGCTGCCTGGAAGGCATCAAGCGAATACGATCCCGTAGTCATGCCGTTCCCCCGTAGTTATCGGGGGGTTCTTCCTCAACCTGAGGATTCGTTCTCACGAACCCATCTTTCTCCAGCTCATTAAGCAGAGCTTCCCAAGAGTCTTGGAAAGCCTGCTCAGATGGCAGTGAAAGACCAGAGAGACCTCTGAGCCACCGTAAAAGATCATTGTGGCTCATAGATACCTCGCCAAGTTAAAGGAATAAGGGAGTCACCCTTATTACCCCGACCAGCGTGTCTTGACTAGAGACGCGCCACAGAGAAGAAAGCTCGCTATCGCGAGACGATCACTCTGACTTTCAGCTAAAGCCGAAAATATCGGACAAGTCGGGAACAACCCGAATTGTAGAGAGAACCTCCAGTGGTGTTACCA